GTGTCGAGGAACACATCGCCGGGGTAGAAGAACCCAGGGGACGTAACGTCAAGCGTACCGAAGCCGCTGGCGTTGCCCGTCGGCAGGTACTGCAGCGTGCCGAACGCGCGCGCCGGTGAGTCTTCATCGCCAGCCGATACCGGAAAGGCATTCAGGAAGCCCGTGGGCTTCTTGGTGCCATTGCCGGAAATTACCGCAATGCCCTCAGCCTTCGCGCTCTGAATGGCAGCCTCGCTCTCGAGCCAGCCCTGAACGTCAACGAAGAGGTCATTAAGCGACTCTTCCGTGGCGAACATGTAGCTCTGGATCGTGCCAAACGTCGGCGCCACTTCGGCGAGTTGAGGCGTGTTCTGCTCGTCGCGAGTGTCACCCTCACCAACCCACTGCGCGCCGCCGCCGTGGACGTTCACCAGGACCTTGTAGTCCGTCGTGCTCGCCGTGCGAACGTCAACGATGCTGCGCATCGGTGAAATGTCCACGATCTTCGACGCGATGTTGGTGTCGATGACTTCCGGAAGCGCATAACCACCGTCAGCCGGGGTCCCCACGCTGGTCTCCATGCTGCGCTGGGCAACCTGCAGGCGCGCCATCGCCTCCTGGTCCTTGGGGTTGCGCAGGAATCCAAGAAACGCATCACTGTGCTCGCGCTGCTCGGGCGACAGAGAACCCGGCTCCGCCTGGCGGCGCGGAGACAAGGCCTCCGCTTCAGCCTTGGCGATGCGGTCGCTCAGCTCGTCCATGCTGGCGCTGATGGTTTCGACCTTAGCCGTAACTTCAGACGTTGCGGCACCGTTCTTTTCGATCTGCGCCAGTCGCTCGTCGTTCGCCTTCTTGAATTCGGCGAATGCCTCGTTGTGCTTTTGCACAAGATCGGCAATGTCCTTCATTTCCATGATGGTACTCCCTATGGGTTTGTGAGTAATGATTCGATGCCCGCGTTGAGGGCATGGCTCAGCTTTTCCATGTCGGCACCATCACGGGCCTCCCGCGCCATACCGTCCCGGCACCGCGCGTTGTATTCGCTGACATACGTCTTTGCTTCCGACGACG